GCTGGAAACAGTTTTCTTTCATGAAAACCAATCATTATGAATTAGATCGTTGGTTGGAGGAGGCAAGGGAAATAATTGATTCGTATAATCAAAATCGTTTCCCTCGCTGTGAACAAAATATTTTTACTCTAGAACACGTTGTGAGAACAGGAGACAAACTTTTTAAAGGTTTACCTCGCACTTCAGAAACGTCTAATTGGTGTATGCTCATCACAAAAGATTTATCTGTAATTAAAGGTATTTATTCTGACTATCGTAAAACGTATTCAGGAGGAGACAGAGTTGAAACTACAGGAGTCCTTATTAGAGGAGGTCCTGGAGTCTACAAATCTATTAATCTCAATGCTTTGGCCCATGGTCTTGCTAAGAGGGAGTTATCTCCGAAGTTGAGAGAAAGTTTCCAAGAAAACCAGGCTCAATATATCCATTATAAGTCTCCAGATGCCACATTTGCTGATGGTTATGAACCTTCGACAATTGTTCAATGTGCTGATGATTTTGGACAAACTAGGGACGTGGCTGGTATGGTTGGTAATGAATACAATCATGTCATCCATGCTATTGCTCCGTTTACCTACAATCTTAATGCTGCTGCTCTGGAAGATAAAGGAAAACTCTTCTATCAAGCCAAGTATTTCTTGGCTAGTTCTAATTGTAAATCTTTTTCTCACGTTCAAAGTATCACTAACATCGAAGCTTTGATAAGAAGATTTCATGTCGATGTTGTGCAAACTATCAAACCTGAATTCTGTACGCCAGAGACTCGAGATGGAGATGTGTGGTCTAGGCGTCATATGACTGTTAAAGAAGGTTCTATAAATTTTGATGAGCTTGAATGGCACGTCGTTAAAGAAGTTGCTGGAACTCTTCATTTTCAAGAAATTATAGATTTCGGAGAGTTAGTTCAAAGAATAATTGCTGCTCATGAGCTTAGAGAAAGACACTTCCGTTACAATTGCGAAACTATTGAAAGCTTGGATCATTTCTTCGCTAAACCTCAAATGAGTGACGATCCCGAATTGGAAGCGTATGTTGACTGCACTTTCGGAGAAATTAAACCAGGTAGTTACCTGGAGAAAAGGTTCAAAGAGCTAGTTTCTTTTCATTATAGTTATTTCAACAAGTTCGAAGGAACACCTAAAGAGTGTTTCTCTGAACTAGTTGATATGTACGGAGTGGAGATGATTCAAACTTATTTTACAGGTATTATGCACATAGAAGATCTCTTAGATATTCCACGTCGTAATCCTGTCACTATAGTAGCACTTCGTGAACCTAATTTCTTGGAGAAGACTCTCGCTATTGTTTCGCAAGCTTTTAAAGATCTCAAGGATTTTGCTCTCTTTACTTACGCTGCACACAGGCAAACCATATTATTGTTTACTGGTCTTACGATCTTGGGAACTTTAATGGTTCCTGTTGCTAGGCAATTATTTAGTGTTATTAGATCTTTCTTTCCTATCTTTTCAGAGCCACAGTCTTTTGGTTTCTCTGATAAAATGAAGTCTGATTCGAAAGAGGTTAAAGTACAATCTATAGGATTATCCGGACAACTCGCTAGAAACAAAGGCCCTGAAACTATTGTAGCTACTTCACAGATGGCTTGTCATGATGATCAAGGTGCTATGGACATAGTTTCTAAGTACTTCCAGTCAAATTGTATCCGATTGAGAATGTCAGGTCAAAATTACGCTGGCACTTCAAGTGCTGGTTCGTGTTATGTTTTGAAAGAAAGAATACTTTTGCTTCCTTTTCACTACTACACTATGCTTAAAGCTTACATCGCCAGTGATCCTTTATATGGTGATGAAGTTGAGATGCAGTTTTTCAGACCAGGAAATGATAAACATTTTTACACATTGACAGTGAATCAATTTTTGTCGTGTTTTAAACTCGTGAACGGGGTCAATGAGGGTCATGATGTTGCTATGGCTCGTATGCCTCGTACTTTTCCTCGACATCAATCTATGGTGAAACACTTCTACATGGAAAAGGATTTTAAACATTTGTCTACTAATCTTCCTTTACTAGCTTATTTCAGTGATGGAAGAATGAATATGGCTTTTAGTGCTGTAGGTAGTTTGACAATGGTTCCCGTGGATGCTTCTAACAAGTTTTCAAAGTTCTCTTTGGCTAGATCCTTACTTATTCCTTTAGACACGGTTGTGGGAGATTGTGGAAATCTCTATGCTATCAAAAATCGTGCTACGGAAGGAAGAAAGTTTTGTGCTATGCACGTAGCTGGTTCTCCATCCTTTGGACACGGTACACTTTTGACACAAGAATCTCTTGAAAAGTATATTGCTTTATTTGGAGAGGTAGGAGAGTTTGATGTTCCAGAATTGCCAAGAACTGAACCCAGATTGGCTATTCCTCAATTTAATTATGTTGGAGATATTAATCCAGCTCCTTCACATTCTACACGAACCACTATTAGAAAATCTGTACTTTATGGTCTTATTGAACCTGTTGAAACGACTAATTCTCTTTTGAAATCATACAAGAAAGAAGATGGAACAATAGTTGATCCGTGGCATAATGCTTTGGTTAAGTATTGCACACCCCCTCCACTTATAGATCCTATTATGTTGGATGCAGCCGCCGAAGACTTCAGGATTTACTTGAAAGATAACTCGAGAATTACGGTAGTTCATCGAGTTCTTACGTTTGATGAAGCTCTTAATGGAATTGAAAACGATCCTGATTTCAACTCTATCAAATCCAATTCTAGTCCAGGCTATCCCATGAATCTATCAAAATCAGCCAACTTAAAGAAACGTATCTTCTCTAGTCCTGAAGGATCAGAAGAGCGGAAGGTCGCAACACTTGAATTGAAGAAACTCGTCGATGAAGCTCTATCAGAATTGGAGAAAGGTAATCTTCCTCTGTTTTATTGTGTTGATAATTTGAAAGATGAAAGGAGAAAGATTCAAAAAGTGAAGGAAGGGAAAACCAGAGCATTTATGGGTATTCCCTTTGTTATGAACATTATTAAGAGGATGTATTTCGGTACATATCTCTCCTGGGTGCACAAAAATAAAATAGCAAACGGGTGTGCCATAGGAGTTAATCCATATTCAGCTGATTGGGATCAACTTTCTCGACACTTAATGGAAAATCTCAAGGATCGGCATGATCCTGGTGTCGGAGCAGGAGATTATTCTGGTTTCGATGCTTCTCAAAATGTGTTCGTGATGTGGAAAATCTTGGATATTATCAATTCCGAGTACAACAATCCTAAAGAAAATGCGATAAGATCGCTTCTTTGGGAGACTATTACGAACTCTTACCACATAGTTGAGGGTCAAGTCTATTCATGGGATGCTTCTCTACCAAGTGGAGACTTCCTAACAGCATTGATAAACTGTTTTACGAACCACATCAACTTTCGTTGTTGTTGGATTAAGTTAGGTCTGCCCATACACCAGTTTACAAAAATGGTCAGAATCAATGTTATGGGAGATGACGTTGTTTATACTGTTGCTCCTTTATACAGGGACGTCTTTAACGATTCCACCCTTCCAGAGCCAATGAAGAGTCTTGGAATGACATTTACCAATGAAGCTAAAGATTCAAAAATCTATACACTTCGTTGCTTACATCAAGTTGAATATCTCAAGAGGCAGTTTATTTATGATGAAGATTCGGCTACATTTATAGCTCCTCTGAGATTGGATGTTATCCTAGATATACCTAATTGGACTAAGGCAGGGGGTCTTACGCAAAAGATAACTTGTGACAATTTGTCTATGGCCCATCAAGAATTGTCTTTACATCCCAAAGAAGTGTTTGAAAAATACCACTCTTTGTTTATTCGTTTGAAGGAAACTTACTTTAAAGACTTTCAACTTTCACACTCTATTCACCATAAGCATTTAGCTACTCGAATGGTGATTAGAAGTAGAGAAGAATTTTATTGAATTCTAGGCCTATTATGGCCTATTATTCAACCCCGTCCGCCGGGTAAAAAGCGGCTAATCCACAGTAGTGCTGTGGAAGTCAGATGGCTTGCCATCTACATCGACTTATCATGTGATCTTGCATTTGTATATAAAAACCC